TTTGGACTGTGTGTTAATGTTGTAATTACTGCCGTAGATGCAATGGTTACAGTCTGTCCATTTACAGGAGTGGCTGGCATTTTTATAGTACCTGTAGCCAATGTTCCAGCAGGTTCTACTATATACTTGGTAGTTATATCTGCTATTGTATTATTAAAACCAGTGGTTGGTGTAACATACTCAATGGTATTTCTAGTGGCAGTAACTTCCGCTAGGGTTAGATGATACTTCTCACCCGCTGTTCCACCCTGCGTACTTTGTAATGTGTTATGTTCTCTTGTTGCAATATCAGTTATGTTTGATCCGGCAAAGTCGATAACATACCAAGGTACTGAACCAGATGTAGAGATATAACTACGCAACTGGCGGTACCACTCTAGCCAGGTAAAAGAACCAGGTGAGTCGTTGATTGGTGGTGGAGGTAATCCTGTAGAAGCCATTAGGAGATGCCCTCTGTGTAAGTTACTTCAAGTGATTCCAGTCTTAGTGGATAATTAGCATCATGTTTAATGCGCCAAGCTCTCCGCCTGAAAGCACCTAGTTGTGGGTGTGATGGATAGTCATCATTGAGATAAATCCTGTGAGTACTAGACCAAGTTTCATAGTCATCATCTGACCACGACACGTCAACATAGTTGGGATCTTCATACCTGTCACCAACAACAAAGAAAGCATTAGCGAACTTGCGCTTGTATGAGTCCATATCATACTTGTTTGTTCGGATCTCAACAACAATGGGTGTTGTCTCATCTGTGTATGTGCTAGGATCTAGGTAGTATAAGTCACCAGTAGATGCACCGAGTAGGTAGATCTTACCAGTCTTGTTATCAGCAACATGATTATAATCAAAGATGTTTTGTGTGGGTGGGTCAGTTACTACACCATTATGTAAGCCAGATGCCCACTCGTGCCATAGCTTCTCATCCATATCATATACAAGAGTTCTGTTTTGTGATACAAGATTAATGAGGAAGAACATATGTCCCTTAGTTCTAAAGCCATAGCCATGGCAAGATGTTATGCTGGTCTCTGCATCCAAGATTCGCTCGACATACTCATCAGAGATCTTGGCAGCTTTGAAACCATCAATGCGCCATACGGCACGACCACCTGAGTTTGACTGTGCTACAAAGACACAGAACTGCTCATTCTGATAAACAATTTGTGGTGCTGCTATACCCATCTGGATAGCCGCTGCGTCGTTACGCGATAGTGGTGAACCAGCGGCGTTAGCTGCATCATAGAAGAACTCAATAGAGTTATCACCAAAGACAACTACTTGGTTATTCTGTCGAGCCAAAGCGCGTACTGGGTCGGGGAACATTTCTGCTGATAGGTACTGATCTGTCTGCCATGAGAGTGGATCATCAACATCACAGTTATAAACATCACTACCCTTAGCCAAGATCACATAACCGTCAATGAATGTTGGACTAGGGATATGTGGTGTTGGGAAGTCAACGTCAGTTACCTGCGTGGCTGTACCATCAGATTTAACAACCCAACCGACAGTACCATCACAGATAAAAATGTAATCACCTAAGGTGGATGAGTTACACTCAACGATACCACAAGGTCCTGTTGATGTTGGTAATGTTATAATACTGGTTACTGTTGCACCTGTATTAGATACACGATATACAGTGTTGCCAATCACTGCATAGAAGTATGTGTAGAAGTGAACTAACCCACGCCCTTCTGCACTGGCTGCAATATCTTTTAGTTCAACCAGTCCGGGCCGTTTGTTAATATATATTCTAGTGTTGTCTAGTTGCTCAACTTTGCGTGTCTCTGGAAAGGCATTGACAAATCGCTGATCTTTTGCAGGATCAGAACCACGATTTGAGTATGCCCCAATCAATGGTATGCGTACCTTCTGTGGTCCACCTTTCTGTTTTTCAGCCATTATCGTTTCCTTGTGTTATTACTATAAATGTTCCCAAGAGTGCTTGTTGTGGCCTGAGCCATGTTGTTAGCAAGTTTCCTATCATCTGGAGATGTATTAGAGCCTGTAAACAATGTGCCTAAGGTTGGCGTAGCTGCACCTAGAGCAGCTTTAACCGCTAGGTCGGTACCGTTGATACCACCACCATTAAACAAACCGCTTAGAGCCCCGCCAGTGAGTCCCTTAACACCACCACCAAGCATCTTGGCGGCCATAGGTCCTAAAGCATCTGTTGTACCGCTGGTTGTTAGACCACCCAAGTAATTACCAAGGCCACCGGCCACACCAGAAACAAGACCGCCCTTAAGTGCATCACCAAAAGATTGTCCATTCAACATGCCACCAGCAGTACCTACACCAGTACCGATAATACCAGCCCCGACGTTCTTTGCAAGATCCCCTGTAAAATTTAAAGCTCCACCAACATCACCGCCATATTTTGCACCAAGCTGTGATCCAGCATAACTAAGAGCACCTTGTCCAAGAGCCTTGCCCCAATCCCCACCATTTAAGCCTGAGCGTGCTGTTGACATTACCGCACCGGCAATAGGATTAACAGCAGAGAAGATTGCATTGAGTACTGTTGGGAAATATGTTCCCATAAAGCCAGGCTTCTCCCATTTACGGAAATCATAACCAGCCGCTTTGGAACCTTCTGGACGATAATCAAGTACACCATATGGATCACCACCCTTATGGGTCCATCGCCCACTATTCTCTGGGCTTATCCAAGATCTATATTCATCTCGCCATTCTTTCTCTAGTTGTGTTTGTGATTTTTCTTGTATAGGTCCATAAAATGGATTATCCGCACCACCGCCAAAGGAAGCTGAATTTTGGTTAGCATTAGTATAATCTTGTAACCAAATACCACCACCACCATCAGTACCATAATGAGACTGTGCTTCTTCGGCCATACGTCTATCTAAATTATCAGCATAGTCCAGTTCCATGGTAGCCCCTTTAGGGCCCGCACCAGCTTGCCAAATCCAGTCACCATTATCTTGGCCTGGAACGAATCCCATACTGTAATACTCACCACCTGGTAATTTAGAAAAACTGTTAGCTAGTGATTGTTGTTTTTGTTGTTCTAAATATTTTGGATAATTTGCATTATAGTCATCTACATACTTACCTAGATCACGCTGATATTGGTTTGCTAGCTTGTGACCAAACACAGATGGTAGCTTCTGTTCTACCTGATCAAAGTTCTTTTGTAGTGAACTATCCGCTAAATCATAACCAGCTTGTTTAGTTAGGCTAAGAGCACCCTCTGATGTATATGGATTAGTTGCACCATAATAACCTTCTCTATCTCTACCACCTTCTTGATAAGTTCCTAGGAGTGGTTTTAGAAAGGTACGGGTATCTTGATCCATGCTGGGCATATTTGTTGGATCAACTTCATTGAACCCAGCAAAGCGTTGACCAGAGACACCACGCTTAGCCCAATCAGTTGAGCCAAGGTCTTGTGAGTTTTCCCTACGCAGGTTGCGTAGACGCTCTTGTTGACTCTGCCCTAAGGTATTCTGTAGTGTCTGATTATATTGTGATTGGAGATCGAACATTAGAAGCCCTTTCTATCGACACCAAAATACAGTGACCCCTCCTCAAGACCATAGTTTAGTGCGTCTTGCTTGATGATTGATGCCTCTTGCCACAGAACCTTGCGGTCAGCGGCAGGTAGGCCATACTCAGGAGCTAGTCGTGTGGCTAGGCCATAGGTCACAGCATCATACCATTCTTGTGGAAAGTCTGGTGTATCTGTTGAAGTATCAAAGTCCTCGAAGGGGCGTTGATAAACAAAATACAAAGTCTTGTTAGCTGCTTCTACACTGGTAGGTGTTGGGAAGACATGCATAACACCAGAGTCGCGGAGAGGCTCGTAGAAGATCTGTATTGGCATACCAGATGTGGTCTTGTTACCAAGAATGTTATACTCTTGTCTAGTCAAGATCCTCATGGGTACATCAATGTTCGTGCTGTTATCATGCAACCACGCTTGATAGATCTTTAGTGGCTTAGAGATATCTACAGTAAGACCTGTGCCAACCGTATAGGAGTTTGTTGCATCTGTCAAGGACATGCCATACTGTTTCATGGCCCACAAAGGCATACCGTCAGCTTGCCATGCCTTTACCAAACCATTAAGAGCAACAGCCGCCTCTGTAACCTGTGTAGCACTAGGCGTTTGCCCTTGAGCTAACACACCTAATAGGCGCAAAGCTCGCTTGATAATATCATCTCTAGATACAGAGAAGTCTGTTGAATTTGATGTGGTCATGTTTTTATTCCTTTAACCAGAGCCATAAAAGCTGTCACTGCCATAGCAATACCACCAAGCCACTTGACCAAACTAACAATCCAATTGGCTGCCTTCCATGCTGAAACAAGATCAGAGACATCATCAGATAAGCGTGTAAGTTCTGCCCGCATTTCTTTGAGGTCTCTATCTATATCCGTTAATCGTCTTTCGTCAAATATCTGGTGTTCAGTTAGTGGGTCCATAGGATAATCCTTTTGCTGTGTTTTTATTTGACTAATTAAATAACCCGATAAGTCATCGTGTATCTAATAACAACGGCACTGGTTGATACTGGATACCATCCCAAGAGTATAGTATTTGATACAGAGCCAACGCCAACAATCGGAGTATAAAAATTACTGCCTGTATTAACAGTTCCTCCACCATTTCCTTCATATAGTGTAGTAAACGCCGAATTTACTGGTGTAGATAAGTAGAAGTATGCAACTTGAGTTGCTGCTGTTGCTGATACTGTCCATCGCTCTTCAGGTGATTTAAGTACAGCGTTGTTTACTGTTGGAGTAGTAAGAGTTTTATTAGTGAATGTTTGAGATGTATCTGTTGTGGCTATTATAGAACTAGCTGCAGCCGTTAAAGTAGTAACATCAATAGTTAATCCGCGATTAGTTCCACCAGCTTCGAAGAAACGCAATGCGTTTCCAGCAATATCTATATTTACGCCACTGTTAATGGTTGAACCGCTTGGAGGGCTGGCTAAGTTTATTTCTCCGCCTTCAGTTCCACCTTGAGCTGTTATGACAGGACGAGTCATATTTGGTGTAGCAATTGTTGGACTTGTTGCGAATACTAAAGAACCT